CCCTTTACACAAAGAAGAAGGGACTAGATCTTCAATGGGAGCAGGAGCATCTGAAAGAGGGTAGATATACTCTCGATATGGTTAAGATTGACAGAAAAGTCAGAGAAGTAATTAGCCAGATCAAACTTGCAGAAGCAGAAAAAGCTAATGCACAAAATAAAATAGATGATGCGGCTCCTCAAGTTTCTGTAGCTACTTAATAAAAAGCTACATCGTTGGAAAAATTCAATCCACATTACAGGCTCTCTTGCGCTCTATTAAAATCTAGTATATAAATTTATTACTATACAATTAATTAGAATACAGACGCGTATAGTCGACGGCCTAGAGACTGTATTCGGAAATACTAGGAGGATATAATTATGGCAAAAACTACATTTCAAGGACCAGTAAAATCTATTAATGGTTTTCAAAGCGTTGGAACTGGAAACTCTGTGAGTATCGGAGCAGGTGCAACTTCTTTAACTGTTGATACACATGCTGGTAGAATGTTGTACCACAATGTTGCTGGTGCAGCTACTTTGACTTTACCTGCGATTAACTCATCATCTGATTCAGGTGTTGCAGGTCCAGGTAACGATCCAAACTCAGCGAACAATTTAGGTGCTTCTTTTGAGATATACATTGGAACAACTAAAACTGCTGACTTTGTTTTACAAGTTGCTAACGCTAGTGATACAATGACTGGTAATGCGTTAATGGTTGACACAGACACAACTGATAGTGCTGAAGGTTTTATGACTGCAGCAGCATCTGATACTATTACTTTAAACGGTAGTACAACAGGTGGACTAGCTGGAACAATCATAACTTGCAAAGCAATCGGTGCAAACAGATGGGGCGTTCAAGTTACATCTGGTGGAACTGGTGACTTAGCTACACCTTTTAGTGCAGCAGTAAGTTAATATTAATAATTAAACTCGGAGCGCCTGGTGATGCAGGCGCTCTTTAAAAGGAGGACAAAATATGGCGGACACAGTATTAAATACAACTGTATTTGACGGAGCAAAAAAACTTATCACTCACTACAATGTAGTTTCTGATAATTCTGGTAGCACAACTAAGATAGTTGATGTTTCTGCATTAGCATCAAACAACGGTAAAACTTGCAAAACTGTAAGATTAAATAAAGTTAGCTTCAATGTTTCTGTAACAGCACCAGCTGATGCAATTAGAATGCAATGGGATGCTGACACAGATGTGGTATTTCAAAGTTTAGCAGGTGAAATGGAATATGATTATTCTAGTTTTGGTGGATTAAAAAACACTGAAGCCACAGGTTTTACAGGAGATGTAAACGTTGTTTTACCGGCTTGCTCAGCAGGAGATACAGGTACAATTGTTTGTGAATGGATTAAAGTTTACGAATCGTAGGAGTTTAGATGGCTAACACTACCTCGGGAACAACAACGTTTGATAAAACTTTTGCTATTGATGAAATAGTAGAAGAGGCTTTTGAACGTATTGGGTTACAAAATGTTTCTGGTTATCAATTAAAATCTGCAAGAAGATCTCTTAATATATTACTTCAAGAATGGGGTAATAGAGGTATTCATTATTGGGAAATTGATGAAACTAATTTAGATTTAATTGAAGGGCAGTCAGACTATGATTTTTTTAGATCTAGTGATGATGGTACTAGCGCTACGACCACACCAACAAACGGTGTTTATGGTATATCCGATATTTTAGAAGCACAATTAAGATCTAATAGAACTCAAACCACACAGTCAGATTCTCCTATGACTAAAGTAGATAGATCTACTTATGCGGGTTTTTCTAATAAATTATCGAAAGGGACACCTAATCAATATTGGGTAGAAAGATTTATAGATAAAGTTAGAATACATATTTATCCAACACCAGATTCAACAAATGCATCTAAAGATATGCATTTTTATTTTATTAAAAGAATACAAGACGCTGGAGATTATACTAATGCAACTGATGTGCCTTTTAGATTTGTTCCATGTATGGTTTCTGGTTTAGCATATTATATGTCTATGAAATATGTGCCACAACTAATACAACCAATGAAACTAGTTTATGAAGAAGAATTTGCTAGAGCTCTAGCTGAAGATGGATCTGCAGCCAGCACTCACATAACACCAAAAGTTTATTACCCAGGATCATAATGGCAAAATACGCATCAGGTAAATATGCAAAAGCAATATCAGATAGATCTGGTTTGGAGTTTCCTTACAGAGAAATGGTTCGAGAATGGAATGGATCTCTTGTGCATGTAACAGAATTTGAACCTAAACAACCACAACTAGAACCAAGACCATCAAGTGCAGATGCAATATCTTTAAGAAATGTAAGAGTTGCAAGAATAGAAACTGCCGTTCCTAATATTTTACCATTAAACCCTTTTACAACTACTCAAGGGTCTACAACTATATCTGTAAATGAGCCAAATCATGGTAGATCTACAAGTGATAGAGTTAGATTTAGAGATGCAAATGTGGTTGGCGGAGTGGCTGCAGCAACAATAAATTTAGCTGCAGGATATGTAATTACAAAGGTAAATGATGATAATTATACCTTTGCAACAAGCACAACATCTAGTATAACCGAAACAGGAGGAGGCGGTTCTGCATCAGCAGGACCTGTAACGGTAACAGCATGATAAAACATTTTGTAAATTGGAGTTAAATAATGGCAGGGATAAGTTACGACACATTAATTACACAAATTAGAAATTATACGGAAGTAGATTCTAATGTCTTAACAACAGATATATTAGAAAATATAATTTTAAATGCACAATATAGAATAATGAGAGATATTCCAATTGATGCAGATAGAAAACAACAACTTGGAAATTTTGTTGCTGGACAGGAATCTATAAATGCACCCGCAGGATGTTTATTTATTAGAGGTATACAAGTTTATGATACAGCAGGATCAGCAATTACAGGAGCTAACAGATGGTTAGAGAAAAAAGATATGACTTATCTTCAAGAATATCAAGATGTAACAGGTACCTCTGCAGCTCAAGGTCAGCCTAAATATTATGCAGATTTTGGTGGTGCAACAGGTAATACAGATACCACGTCTGGTAGAATATTTGTGGCTCCCACACCAAATACTACATATAGATTTAGAATACATTTTAATAAAATGCCAGCGACTTTAGAATCTAGTAACACTACTAACTATATTAGTCTTAACTTTCCAAATGGTCTTTTATACTGCTGTTTATCAGAGACTTATGGATTTTTAAAAGGCCCTATAGATATGTTGACTTTATACGAAAATAAATATAAACAAGAGATACAGAAATTTGCTAATGAGCAAGTTGGTAGAAGAAGACGAGATGATTACACTGATGGAACCATCAGATTAAAAATTGAGTCACCTTCACCGTAGTAGGAGAAAATTATGGCAATAACATCAGCAATATGTTCAAGTTTTAAACAAGAACTTTTACAAGGTAAACACAGCTTTGAATCTTCAGGCGGTCATACTTTTAAAATAGCATTATTCACTAGCTCTGCATCTTTAGGTGCAGCCACAACTGATTACTCTACTTCAAACGAGATATCTAATACATCTGGATCTGCATATACTGCAGGTGGTGCAACTTTAACGAACTCTGGTGTATCACTATCTTCAACAACTGCATTTACAGATTTTGCAGATGTAACATATACATCAGCTTCTTTCACTGCAAACGGAGCTTTAATTTATAATACAACAACAGATGGTGGTTCTTCAACAACTGACGCTGTTGCAGTTATAGCTTTTGGTGGTGACAAGACAGCGAGTAATGGAACTTTTAAAATTGAGTTTCCTACAGCAGACGCAAGTAACGCGATAATCAGATTAGCATAGGAGGCCGACCATGTCGGTAACTTCAGGATGGGGCCGATTAACCTGGAACCAGGCTAATTGGAACGAAGCTACAACTTTAAAAACAGGTTGGGGTGCACAAGCCTGGAATGGTGGTGGTGCCTGGGGACAAACTTCTAATCAAGTAATTACTTTAACAGGTCAATCAATATCTTCAAATGTTGGATCAATAGTTCCAGCTGATCAATCTCAAGGTTTAACAGGTCAATCAACAACCTCTTCTGTTGGTGCAATCACACCAACACAAATGACTGTTGGATTAACAGGAGTATCATCTAGTTTTTCTGTTGGTTCTATTTCACCAATAGAAATGAGTGTTGGTTTATCAGGTCAATCTATAACATCTTCTGTTGGTGTAATAACACCAAATGATATGACCATAGGAGTAACAGGTCAATCATTTACATCAAGTTTAGGATCTGCTGTAGCTCCTAATAATACTGCGATAGTATCTGGACAATCAATTACCTCTGCTCAAGGAACCGTTCAAGCAACTGTTAATGTAACGGTATCGCCTTCTGGTCAATCTTTCACTTCAAGTTTAGGAAGTGTAACATTACCAAATGCTACAGCTATATTGTCTGGTGTATCAGCGTCTTTCAGTTTAGGATCTATTGTTGGATTAGGGGGAGCTGTTGCTCAACCAACTGGCCAATCAGCTACAGCAAGCGTTGGATCTTTAACAGTAGAAGAAGGGCTAGGATTAACAGGTCAATCATTTACTGCTAGTGTAGGATCAATATCTCCAGTTGATATGCAGGTTGGATTAACTGGTCAATCAGCTACATTTAACATTGGAACCGTTAATATCTTTGCATATGGAGATGTTGACACTGGCTCAAATACATCCTATACTAATGTTTCAACAGGTTCGAATGGATCATTTTCGGATGTTGCAACTGGATCAAATACAAGTTATACTGACGCTGCATAGGAGATAATTTATGGCATCAACATTTACACCTTTAGGTGTTGAACTTCAAGCAACTGGTGAAAACGCTGGTACATGGGGTACAAAGACTAATACAAATTTAGAAATCATAGAACAGATAGCTGGTGGTTTTACTCAACAAGCATTAACAAGTGGTGGAACAGTAACATTAGCTGTTTCTGATGGTTCAACTGGTGCTGTGATGTCTCACAGAATGATAGAATTTACTGGATCATTATCTGGTAGTGCGGTTGTTACAATTCCTTTAGATACACAAAATTTTTATTTTTTAAGAAACTCTAGCTCTGGTGCTCAAACAGTTCAATTTAAATATGCATCTGGATCAGGAAGTTCTGTAACTTTTTCTGCTACAGATAAAGGAGATAAATTAGTTTTTGCAAAGGCTAACGATGCAACTAATCCTGACATAGTAGAGATAGCTTTAGGACTTACAGAAATTTCAGAGGACACATCTCCACAATTAGGTGGCGATTTAGATACAAACGATTTCAATATAGCTTTTGATGATGCACATGGAATTAATGATGAAAATGGAAATGAACAAATTATATTTCAAACAACGGCATCCGCAGTGAACCAATTTGATATTACCAACGCTGCAACTGGTAATAATCCTAGTATTTCTGCGACAGGTGATGATTCAAATATAAGTATAAATTTAGTACCAAAAGGGACTGGCGAAGTACAAGCTAACGGAGTCGGTCTTGCTACAACAGGAAAAGCTATTGCAATGGCAATCGTTTTCGGATAAAAGGAGTAAATTATGGCAAACCCAAATATAGTATCAGTAACAAGTATTAAAGGTGAATCGGTAGGATTTGCTTTATCTGCTACTACAACTACAACTTTAATGACTGTAGCATC